CGATGTACAACTTCCAGCGCACTTCGTCGGCCAACTGGGCGCAGAACGTGATGGCTGGCTCGGATATTGTCCGCGGCGAGCAGTACTCCTGTCAGCAAGTCGCGTTCTCCAAGTTTCCGAACAACACCTACGCAATGGAAGCCGGCACGATCGAATGGGTATTCGACATCGGCGTGATGGATCCTGCACTCGCGGCGGTTTAAACCATGAACGACATCGTTGAAATCGGTGGCCAGAAGTACCGGATTGGCCGCATCGATGCCCGCAAACAGTTCCATGTAGCGCGCCGCCTGGCTCCGTTGCTCGCTGGCATGAGCGGGCTAACCAAGGGCGGTGGGTTCGATGCACTGGTTGGCCCACTCACCGCTGCCATTTCTGGTATGTCGGACGAAGACGTCGACTATGTGCTGGACGCCTGTCTGGGCGTTTGTCAGCGTATCCAGCCGAATGGTCAAGGTGCGCCCGTGATAGCGCGCAGTGGCGGAATGATGTTCGAAGACATCGACATGGGCCAGATGGTGCAACTCGCCGTCAAGGTGATCCAGGAGAATCTGGGCGGTTTTTTGCCAGGCGCGGCAGCGGCGTAAGCGCCAATCAATCGGCAAATGCCTCGCTGCTATCCATGCCAGATGGCGAGGACTGGCTGTTGCAACCGGTCATGGAGCGGCTCATCAAGTACGAGTCGCTGATCGATGGGACATTGGCGCTCGAGGATATAGCGCTTTTGAATGACGCAATCGCTGTGCGTGCGGCAAACGAAGAAATATTGAGAGTTGCTGCCGAGCGCAACCGCTAAACAGGGAATGCTGAAATGGATGAGCAGGTAATTCGGTCATTCCTTGTAAGTATCGGATACAAGATCGACGTACAGTCGGAGCGTACGTTCAAGAACTCATTAGAGTCGATCACCAAGCAGGTTCTGGCACTCGGCGCAGCAACCGCAGCAGCTGCGGCTGGCATCATTGCTGGTGTTAAGGTCATCTCCAATCAAATGGAGAGCCTGTACTACGCGTCGCAACGCACAGGTGCGACGGTCGGCAACATCATGGCCCTGCGCTATGCCGCGGGGCAGATCGGGCTGACTGCCGATCAGGCGCAGGGTTCGCTGGAGAATTTTGCGCGCACCCTGCGCCTGAATCCCGGAACGAACGGGCTACTCGATTCGCTGGGCGTCACCGGAAAAAACCCGGCAGAGAAGTTCGATAGTTTCATCGCGAAAGCAAAGCAGATGCAGCCCTACGTGGCTGCAGCGTACGCGCAACTGTTCGGTATCGATCCTGATACCCTGCTGATGCTCGAGCAGGGGCAGGACAAGCGACTTGCCGCAGAGCAGGATTATCAAAAGAAACTGGCGGCATTCGGGATAGACCCTGACCAAGCCGCCAAATCCGGCGTCGATTTCAACAACTCGATCCGGCAGGTAACGGATACGTTCAACCTGCTATGGGTTGTCATCGAATCCAAGCTGGCGCCCGTTCTGACGCCACTGATCGAAAAGTTTGAAAAGTGGTCTGAGTCACATGCCGATCAGGTAGCGCAGGCTATCGCAGACGCGGTTCAGAATCTGGCCAACTGGCTGGGTCGCATCGATTGGGATAAGACGCTAGGCGCCATTGATCACTTCATCGACCTGGCCAATCGCGCTGCGCAAGCGGTTGGCGGATGGGGCAACGCATTTCTTATCCTGGCGGGAATCAAGTTCGCTTCGATCGCAACAGGGATTGGCGCGCTTGCTGGCGCGTTGACTGGGCTTCTTGCTGCTGGCGCCGGTTTCGCTGGATGGAAGGTGGGCGACACCATCCGCGATCAGGTGGACAAGTTCATCACAGAGAAAAGCGGCGGCAAATACCGCTCTCTGCTCGACATCATCACCGGAACAGACCGGTCCGGGTTGGATTCGACTGGCGGGTACACCCAGCAGGAAATTGATAGTGTCAAGGATGGCGGTGGTGCTCGTCTTACGCCGCCAAGGACGACTTCCGCGAATCCGGAGCTTGATCCTGGTGAGGAGATCATCAATCCGACCAGCAACGCACCTCGGACCGGTAACGCACCACGCGGCATTCGCAACAACAACCCCGGAAACATCGTCTACGGCAAGTTTGCCAAGTCGATGGGGGCTAGTGGATCGGATGGGCGGTTCGCTGTTTTCCAGTCGATGGAAGATGGCATCAAGGCTGCGATCAAGTTGCTTGAGGGGTATGTTGCGAAGGGAACCGATACGGTTCGCAAGATCATATCCAAGTGGGCGCCCTCGAACGAGAACGACACCGGGGCCTATATCGATGCCGTTGCGAAGAAGTTAGGTATCTCTGCTGACGCAAAGTTGTCGGGCGATCAGTTGGGTGGCGTAGCCCAGGCGATCTTTCAGCATGAGAACGGCCGTGCGGTGGGCAACGTCAATGCGCTTGGCCAAGCCAGACTTGGGGGCAGCGCTCGCGCTCCGTCTAATGTCAGCATCCAGCAGGAATACACGTTCCATATCGATGGTTCGTCAGATCCGCAGGGTACCGCTCGAGCTGTGGGTGCCGAACAGAGCCGAGTCAACGGCGATATGGTTAGAAACTTCGCTGGAGCTATTCGATGAACGTATTGGGGAATGTGGTTGCGGCAGGGCAAATCCTGATCCAATTACTCACCCAAAAACCAAAGCGCGGCTTCGATGACGGATCGGGATCGCTGTTTGTTCCTGATGCGACGATTGAAGAAGTTCATTCCGATGAGATGGAGATCACGGAACACCCTGTCGAACAGGGGACCGTGATTTCCGATCATGCGTTCAAACGCCCTTCTGAACTCATCGTTACGGCTGCATGGTCAGATAGCCCCAACAATTCTGGCCTTGGAAATCAGATCGTCGGTGCCGCAGCTAATTCTAGCCCGGCATTGCAGGCCATCATAGGTACGGCGCGCGCTATTGGCGGAATAGTGGATATGGTCGCCAGCAGGGGCGAAGGTACGCCATCCAAGGCTGCATATCAGCAACTTCTTGATATGCAGAACAATCGCCTTCTGTTCTCGATCTACACCGGTAAGCGTGTCTACAAGAACATGCTTATCAAGTCGCTGGCTGCGACGACTGACGCAAAAACCGAGAACAGTCTGGTTATTCGCATCGGATGCCGGCAATTGTTGTTGGCCCAAACGCAGACGGTGACTGTGCCGGATTCGTCAAACATGAAGAACCCGGAGCAGAACGGTGCGACGGTGAACTATGGAGTTAAGTATCCAATTCCATCGCCGAACATCAACACGAACTCCCTACCCCAGTTCAACTCTTCCGGCCAGCAAATATGACGACAGCATTTGAAATACCGCTGTCTTCCGAGCCGCAGACGTTCAACATCCCTATCGCTGGCACAACCTACGGCTTCACGATCCGTTGGAATGTGCCGAACGCAACATGGATGATCGACATCTCTGACGCGAGCGGGAATCCGATTCTTTCCGGGATTCCGATGGTAACCGGGGCCGATCTTCTCGAGCAATTCGGCTATCTGGAGTTTGGATTCCAGTTGATCGCGCAGACCGACAACTCTCCGGACACCGTACCCGCATTCGATAACCTCGGCACGACTGCGCATCTTTACGCGATCACGGCATGAGCAATACCCAGTTCGGACGCAAGGCGAATCTCATTGTTTCGACAGGAACGGTTGGCCTGGACCTGTCCGATTTCCGCTTTACGTTCCGCACGACGAACTCGGACGCACAAACACCTAACACGCTTTACGTTCGCGTCTATAACCTGTCACCGCAAACCGTCGCAAAGATCGGCACGAACAGCAGCACCGAATTCAGCACGATCACGCTGCAGGCCGGTTACGAAAACGGCAATTTCGGGATACTGTTTTCAGGCGAGATCAAGCAGACCGCAACGGGCCGTGAGCGTAATGTTGACTCGTTCTTGGACATCTGGGCTGCTGACGGAGACGAGTGGTACAACTTCTCGGTCATCAACAAATCCATCGCCGCAGGTCAGACGCCAGAGCAAACCATCACCGCGATCACGGGCGCGGCGTCCTCAAACGGCACTCAGCCAATCAAGTTTGCTACCGACACAAGTGGATTGATTGCGGGCTCTGTTTCCAGCACCGCGACAGCCCTTCAACGTGGGAAAGTGTTGTTTGGTATGAGTCGCGACTATGCGCGCGATTGGGCGGCTAAATACGGCTTTCGCTGGTCAATCCAGAACGGTGAATTCGTGCTTGTGCCGATCACCGGCTATCGTCCTGGCGAGGCGGTCGTCCTATCCTCAACAACGGGTCTTATCGGAGTACCAGAGGCAACGCAGGATGGCGTCAGAGTGCGGGCTCTCCTCAATCCGTTGATTCGCATTGGATGCCTCGTCCAGATTGCCAAGTCGGACATCAATCAACTGACTTCTCAGCAGCAAGGATTGAAATACGCACCCGCTGTCGCGACTGTCGTAACCGCCGCAGGATTTTATCGCGTGATGACGGCCGAGTTCAGCGGCGATTCGCGCGGAAACGAATGGTATGTCGACATGATCTGCCTTGCGGTGGATGTGACTGCCAGCAATCAGAATCAGTCGGTTGCCGCGGCTGGCTAGTAGTCAACCATCGTGGGAATCGTCACTCCCGCAAATGGCAGCCCATCGCCCGTTTTCCCGGACACAACGGGAAGTCCACCCACCCATTTGACGTTCATCGGCGTCCCAGCCGGAACGAACTGGCATCGGTAATCGGTTGGGTTGGGTGCTGCATAAGGATCGTATCCGTCTTTCAGGACGGTCAACTCTCGCGCCTGCGGAGGCATGTTTTCCCGCGCAACCTTCGCGCTTCCCATCATTTTGTAGAGCCATGTTGCCTCGTCTAGCGATGGGCAGACGATCGCTCCATTGACGAGGCTATCTCCCTTCGCTATCGGTTGTTTTGGCGCCGGCTTAGGCGTGAACGCAACCTGTGGAGAGGGAGTTTCGTGACCACTGAATATCTGTGCCCTTTTCGATTGGTAGAGGCGGCTGGCGTAATCGTCGGTTTGCCCAAAAGCGGGAACCGCCATTGAAACAGCAAGCGCAAAAGCATAAATCTTCATTTGATACCTCATGCTCCAGTTAGAACGGGTTAATGACAGCCAGGAAGCGCTTCGCCTCGTTCTGGATGGGCATCAAGCCCAAGTCTGGACGGCGCTGCCTGGGATTATAGAAAGTTTCGATGCTGATGCCATAACGTGCGTCGTTCAGCCGGCAATCAAGGCTGAAGTGCGCGCCCCGGATGGATCAACTCAGTGGGTTGCATTACCGCTACTGCTTGATTGTCCGGTTGTCGCGCCTCGCGGAGGTGGCTGCACTCTAACCTTCCCTATCGCAAAAGAAGACGAGTGCCTTGTTGTGTTCGCCTCACGCTGTATCGATGCGTGGTGGCAATCCGGTGGCGTGCAGACGCAATCCGAATTCCGCATGCATGACCTGTCGGATGGGTTCTGTATTCCTGGGCCATTCAGCCAGACAACCAGGATCAGCGGATGGTCGACGTCAGCGGTTCAACTCCGCTCGAATGATGGTGCGGCGTACCTGCAACTTAATCCCACGTCGCATCAGATCGACATCGTGACACCGGCCAACTGGTCAGCAACGATCGGCGGGACCACAAACATCAATGTGACCGGCAACGCGAACATCACGGCGCAAAACGTCGCTGTGACCGCCAGTAATTCTGCATCGGTCACGGCCCCATCCATCAGCCTCGGTGCCGCGGCGCAATCGCTGCTATCTCTGGTGACGTCGGCATTCATGTCGCTGTTCAACAGCCATGTCCACACGAACGGCAATGGCGGTGCGAATACCGGAGCGACCACAACGCCTATGACAAGTGCTCAACTCACGACCACGATCAAGGGCGGCTAATGCGCTATCGCACTCTCGATCCCAACGGTGACTATACGTTCGGCGTCAACGGCGCGAACTTTCTCATCAACGATGCTGCCGCGGTGGCGCAGGCCATTCAAACGCGCCTGAAACTGATGCAAGGCGAGTGGTTTCTCGATCAGACGGCTGGTACGCCGTATAGCCAGATTCTCGGCGCTGGCACTGAATCGACGCGCGACCTCGCAGTTCAAACGGTGATTATCGAGACCGAAGGCGTCACGGAAATCGTTGACTACGCGAGCCATCTCGATCCGTCGACGCGGCAATTCACTGTTGCTGCAACCGTCAACACGCAGTTCGGTCAAGTCACCATCACGCAGACCCTCTAATGCCAACGCTACTCACCACGCTTGCCTGCACGATCGATTCGACGGGTATCAGTGCGCCGGCATTCGAAGACATCCTGTTCACGCTTCAGTCGAATTTCCAGTCGATCTACGGCAGCGATATCTATATTGAGCCCGACTCCCAGGATGGCCAGTGGCTCTCCGTGCTGGCTCAAATGGTCAACGATGGAAACCAGGCTGACGTCACCACATACAACGGGTATTCGCCCTCGTTCGCACAAGGCGCGGCGTTGTCGAGTCAGGTAAAGATCAACGGCTTGCGGCGCGATGTTGCCAGCAACAGCTCGGCCGTTGTCGAAATCATCGGGCAAGCTGGCACGCAGATCGCGAATGGCGTTGTAGCCGACCAGAACAAGAATCTCTGGAATCTGCCAGCACTCGTCCAGATTCCGGTGTCTGGCTCTATTCTCGTCACCGCAGTCGCGCAGCAGCAAGGAACCATCATTGCTCTGGCTGGGACAATCAACCAGATCAACACACCGACCCGTGGCTGGCAGTCCGTGTCAAATCCCGGTGATGCGACGCCGGGCGATCCGGTTGAGACTGATGCGCAACTGCGCCAAAGGCAATCTGTTTCGACGTCGCTTCCAGCCCAGACTCCGCTCGAGGCAATCATCGCCAACGTGGCGAACACGCCTGGTATCGGCCGGAACAAGATTTACGAGAACCAGGGCAGCGCAACGGACGCCAACGGTTTGCCGGGGCACTCTATCGCCGTAGTTGCAGAAGGCGGCGATATCACCGCCATTGCGCAGACCATCGAGGCCAAGAAATCACCCGGCACGGACACGTACGGCACGACATCGGTAACGGTCAATGATCCTGCCGGTGTGCCGATCACGATCTCATTCTTCGAATTGACCGAGATTGGGGTTCTGGTTCAGGCCAAGATCGTTCCGCTGACTGGTTATGTGTCGACGACTGCAACCCTCATCGTCAACGCTCTTGTTGCTTACCTGACCACGTTCGACATAGGTCAGGATTCGATGCTGGGCAAATTGTTCGGACCCGCCAATCTGTACGGCGATGCGGCAACCTCAAGTTCGGGCATGACTCAGGCGCAACTCGACGTTCTGAGTGACACGTATAACCTGCCGATCGCGAACCTGTATCAGGGACGCTCTGACATGCTGGTAACTGGCGGCCCTTACAACGCGGGCGCTAACACCATCAACGTTGCCAACGTGGCGAGCCTGTCAAATGGCAGATCGATCCTTGTCAATCAGACGGACGGCTCGCAGCTCTCCGCGGTTATTACAGGCATCGCAGGAAACGCAGTTACGTTCACGCCAGCCATCGCATCTGGCAAGACCATCAATGCCGGTGCACAGGTTCTGGTAAATGGCGACCTGGCTATTGCGTTCAACGAAGGCGCGCAGTGCGTGGCCGCCGACATCACTGTGACAACGTAAATGGCCGATCTCTCCGACTACACATTGCTCATCACCGGAGAGCATCAATCCGCGCCGAAT